ATTCTGGAGGCATCATGCCTTTGTTGAGGGACATTGGGCATTCTTAGATTCAGAGTTAATAGTAAATGCTTTTGAGTTATTAGATATCGCTAGAGAGGTATATGATGCTTGGGAGTTTCAGGGAATGATGATAGATCCTTATAACTCGCTAACCATTAAGAAGGAAGATGTAGGTAAGGGAATCTCAACTCATGAATATCATTATGAGGTAACAAGCCATATTAGGAAGTTCTGCAAGGAATATGGTATTACTACGATCCTGAATACGCATCCTGCAACACAGGCACTAAGACAAGTTCATAGAGGATCTCACGAATATGCTAATCACACGATGCCTCCTATGGCGAGTGATGTTGAAGGAGGCGGTAAGTTCGTGAATCGCTCTGATGAATTCTTTGTGATCCATAGGTACACGCAGCATCCTCAGGATTGGATCTTCACAGATATTCATGTAAGGAAAGTAAAGGAGTTAGAATCTGGAGGTAGACCGACTCCTTTAGATTTACCGATCAGGATGGAATCAACAAAGGGTAATTGTGGGTTCCGAATAAATGGAATAAATTTGGTAACTAAAGAAAGAGAAATAGATGGATCTCCATTTTGAGGGTAATAGGCTATACTATATGGAAAAGGAGGCAGAGTTGTTTAAGGCTCTAGACCATCTGAGTAAAGAGTTGAGTGATCAGAAGACTATGACTAAGGAGGATATGTGGGAAGTATTCCAGATCCTCGCTGATTCAGCAGCAGTCTATAGACACATCACAGATTACTTTACGACTCTAGACAAACTGATCCTAGATGCTAGGATTGAGAATGGGAAATTGAAGCAGGAGATGTATGATCTGAAGAAAGAGAATCATAGATTGAGTGAGATGGTAGATAGAGAAATGGATAAATTTTAAAATATGAAAACACTTAATAGCTTATCTGGAGGAAAGACATCAAGTTATATCGCAGCGAACTATCCTGCGGATTATGATGTATTCTCTTTAGTAAGAATAGAGGATCAGAACTGCAAGTTCCTTGATGAGAAGATTAGGAAAGAGGTAGAGGATAGAATCCAAGCACCATTCATAGGAACGGCAGAAGATGATACTATCATATACACTATGCTTGACCTTGAGCAATACATCGGTAGACCTATTACTTGGGTTACAGGAAAAACCTTTGAGCAGAGTATTAATAAGCATGGAGGATTTTTACCTAATAAGATTGCGAGATATTGCACTACAGATATGAAAACTATGCCCATTGCTCAATGGAGATATAAGAACATAGATGAAGATGTTATTATGAGGTTTGGCTATAGAGCCAATGAAACAGGCAGAGCCAATAGAATGATGGAGAAAACTAATTCTAATGGAATGACAGAAGTCAAGATTATAATAGGTAAGCATTCTAATGGTAATAATAAATGGAAGACCATAGAGTATTGCAAACCTGAATTCCCATTGATTAAAGCCAATATCTATAAGGATTCTATTGAGGAATTCTGGAATGAAAAGCCTGTCCGTTTTGCTTATATGAATAATTGTGTAGGTTGTTGGTGGAGAGGCCCAATGCTGCTAAAGCATATGTATGATAAGCATCCTAACAAGATGGAATGGTTTGCAAATCAAGAAGAGAGTAATAAGGGTAGATTCAAAAGTGAAGTTTCTTATCGTGAGATAATTAATTATAATTCACAGATAATGCTCTTTGATGATGATTTTAACGAATGTGATTCTGGATATTGTGGACTTTAAGAGAAAGATGAATGATGGTCAGAGGTTTGAGATCAGTGGTATGGAGTTCATATGTATGGAGACTCACGCTTACTTTCAAACTAGGTTAGATGATGAGGAATCAGATATTGATGTAGGATCTAGCTATTACATAGTCAGGAACACATCAACAGGGAGACTACACAGGATCCCATTTCAAAAGATAATAGATAAAGAGAAAGAGATAACATGGAAGATTTAAGTAGAGTATTGAAGGAGTATTATGAAACGATTGGAATAATCCCAAAAAATACCAGAGAACTAGATCAGGTATATGCAAGATCAGCGATGATGGTTTCTATGAGGAAGTATATGACCTTACATCAGGTAGGGAGGATCTTCGGTAAGAATCACGCTACTATTCATCACGCAGTAAAGAATCATGAGCAGAATCATAGTTGGAGCGAGATGTATAGATACTATCATTCTATAGCTAATGAGATCCTGTTAGAATGTCCTATTAAGAGCATTCAGAGTGATAATAAATTACAGGCTCAGTTCACTAGACAGAAGATGAGAATCGTAGAACTAGAGTACGAGGTTGAGAAATTAACACACAAGTGTCAAGAATTGCGTGATAATTGCAGTATATTACAGAAATTAAATAAGCAGTTACAGAATGCAGATTGAGTTTAGCCCTATTTATGGATTGATGTTTGGAGTGAATTATGCTTACTATCCTGAAATGGAAGAGCAGAATGCTATGCATCTGATCCAGATAGGGCTAGGTTTAGTCATCGTACAAATAGCATGGGAAGAATAGAAACATTCTACAGGAAGAATTTCAAAAGACTAACAGGATTCATTAAGGAATATACTGATGGTTCTTATGAGGTTGCATCTGATATAGTTCAGATGGTGTTTCTACGACTATTAGAATTAGAGAGCGAAGGGAGAACCAACTTTTATGAGGAGGACTCCCTTAACTTTTTTTATGTCTATAGATCCTGTATCAATACGGCTCTGAAATATCAGAGAGCAAAGAAGAAGATCAACAAGGTTACTCTAGAGGATATTGATGTGGAGGATTATGAACCATATCCAGAGGAGAAAGCAGCACTTGAGAAACTCATCACTATTATGGAGGATGAGATGAAGGAACTGCATTGGTATGATGAGAAGATGATAAAGATTCATATGGATGGAACGAGTATGAATCAGATCCATAGAGAGACAGATATAGGACTAACATCAATTAAGAATACGATCAAGAATGGAAAAGCAAGAATCCACGACAGGCTCAGAGAAGATTGGGAAGACTTCGGAAATGGAGACTACGACAAAATCTAAGAAGAGAGGTAGACCAAAGGGAAGTAAGAACAAGCCCAAAGGTCTAGGAGATAGCATTGAGAAGTTCACAGAGGCTACAGGAATTAAGGCAGTAGTGAAAGCTATAGCAGGAGATGATTGTGGGTGTGATGATCGCAGAGATGTATTGAATAAGTTGTTTCCTTATAAGAAGGTTCAACCTGAATGCTTAGAGCCAGAGGAGATAGAATATCTATCTACAGGGGTATTAAGAAAGAGAACACTCAAGTATGAGGATCGTAAGCAGATAGCTACTATTCATGCGAGAGTATTTAATCATAAGTTTGATATCCCCTGTACTTGCAGTCCTAAGATCTGGATGCAATGGATGAGAGAACTACAGGAGTTACTTGATGTCTCTAAATAACTATCTAAAGAAGGGACTGCAGCAGTCGGATAATAGAGCAGATCATTGTATCTCCATAGGTAAAGATGGGGAGGCTTTGTTTAAGGAATTAACAGGTGCTATCAAATCGGAACTAGAAGATGATAAGAAGCACATTGATTTCTATTGGGAAGGTAAATGCATTGATGTAAAAGGACTCAAGCCTATGCATAAGTATGGATTCATCCTTCTGGAGTTTCTAAATGTTTGGGGTTATCATGGATGGTGTGCTAAAGATTCTAAAGCAGAATACATTGCTTTTCAGTTTCCTGATAGGTTCTATATCTTTAAGAAAGATGATCTCAGACAGAGGGTAATTGAGAAGTGTGAGAAATATAACCCAGAGGTTGTATTGAGAAAGAATAGAGTAAAGCCTTCACAGGGACTATATAAGTGGATAGGCAGATTTGGAAAGCAGGATGTGTTCACTTATCTAAAAATAGAAGATGTTCAGGATCTTCTGATACAAGAGATAAAATACTAGAGAGATGATATTAGTATTATTTGGAATAGGATTGGGCATAGCCCTGAATCAAGTTAGATCACTCCAGAAGAGAGTTGATGACCTAGAGGAGTTCATTGGAGAAACTTTTTTTAAGGATGATGGTGAGTAA